TTCAGAACCGCGTGAAGCGCCGCATAGACCAGGCGCTTGGTGAAGCCGAAGAAGCCGCGAGGGTCGTTCGCCGCGATCCAGCCCAAGGTCATCGCCACCCCGCGCATATCCAGCGCGGGAACGACGGCGATCAGGCTGGGCGTGAACGCTTCGGCCAGAATGGGACCGGCGACGACGCCGAGCCCCAGATGCAGCCACGCCTTGCGCTGGGCCAGCGGACTGCCGGCCTTGGCGGAATAGGCGGTGACCAGACCGACGGCGCCGAAAAGCACGCCGCCGCACAGGCCCCAGAACGCGGGGAAATCCCTCGGGTCGAGCATCCACCCCTCCAAGAATGTCGGCCATAGGTGAGAGGCAGCCGACGCTCAGGGCGCGGGCTTCAGGGGACGAACCCGGTTCGTCAGCGCCGGGTCAGTCGCCCGGTCGCAAATCCAGCGGCGAACACCGCCAGCACGATCAGGCCCGCGATCAGGCCGATTTCGAGGAACAGGCGGTCAAACATCGCCGGGCCAGCCTGTCATCCAGTCGACGGCGGCCGGGTCTTCCGCCGCCCGCACCTGCGACTTCAGCGCTCCGCCATGGAACAGCAGCGCCGAGGCATGGGCCGTCATCGCCGCCAGAACCTCAAGCACCTGCGCCGCCGTGGTCTGGATGTTCCAGTTGTCCTCGGCGCGCATGGGCAGGGTGGTGTCCGGCGCGCCCGACACGGCGGCTGTCAGGGCCGCGCCTTGCAGGGCCTGCCAGTTGCGTTGATCATCGGGCCGCATCTGCAACAGGCGCTTGCCCGCTGCGATCTGGGCGCCGCTGTCGTCCTCGGCCGGGGTCGTCCCGAAGTCGTAGGCGAAGTCCAGAGCCGTGCGCCGGTCCCGCTCGGCGTCGATCTGGCGGCAGATCTCCTCGGCGGTCAGCGCGGGCGGCTCGGGCGCATCAGTGATGATCCACCCATCGGCCCACACGGCGACCTTGCCCTGCGGTATCGACGGCGGGGCGTCGGCCATGATCCAGCCTGGCGGCACGGGGTCTCGCTCCCCGATCTCTCGCGACTGACCGGTCCAGACGCCATCGGGCGCATGATGGATAAGCATCAGGCCTCTCCCTTAATGTAATACTTGATCGGGTCGTCGCCGGGGATGCTCGGGACAGCAAAGGTGGTGGGATCGGTGAGAGAATTGGAGACCTGGATGCTTGTGCCGTCGCCGGCGCTCATCAAGACAAACCGGTTGCCGCCAAAAACAAAGGACGACGACGACCAGTTACCGGCCGAGGCCAATGTCCGAGAAGTCCAGTTCATCAGGTCGGGAGAGGTGACGTAGGATGTCGTGCCGTAGGCGGCGACGACAAAAAGGCCCGCGCCGTGCGCCGCAGAAGCCCAGCCCCCAGAGGATGGCAGGGTGCGAGGCGTCCAGCCTGCCCCGTCTGGCGTTGACGCAGCGGCCGTCGTGTTCGATGTGACCAGAAACTGACCATCCCCGAACACGATAGTCTGAGCCGTAAGGCTGGTGCGCGTGCGAGACGTCCAGTTCACCCCGTCCGCCGAGCTTGCTGCCGTCGTGCCGGTCGCTCCGACCGCGAGGAAAACGCCATTGCCATAAGCCACGCCAACCCACTCGGTTGTCGCCGGAAGAGTCGATTGTGTCCAGTTAGCACCATCGCCTGACGACAGGACTCTGTTCCGACTGTTGCCCCCGTCGATAGCGACCAACCTTCCGCCGCCAGCCGCCAGTCTTGTCCAGTATCCTGACGCTGGGAACGAGCGTAGGGTCCAATTTTCGCCGTCAGCGGATGTCGCGTAGGACGCCGTGTCGGAGGCGGTCGCAAGAAAGAGGCCGCTTCCGAACGTGATCGCTGACCAGTTCAGGCTCGCCGGAAGCGTCACCGACACCCAGTTCTCTCCGTCCAGTGATACGGCCGCTGCGGTCGTGTTCCTAGCGACAGCAACAAACCGACCATTCCCCCAGGCGACCGCCCGCCAGTACACACTGGAAGGGAGCGTCTTCGCCATGAATCCTGTAAACGGCAAAGACCCCCCATCCGGCAGCAACGGCGACAGTTCGGGCCACGCCGTGCGCAGATAGGATGACCCGTCGGCGGGGAGATACTTCGACCCCGGATTACGCGCCGTCGTCAGGATGTCGCCGACCTCAAGCCCGCCGCCCGACGTTGGGGGAAGCTGCTCGAGCGGAACCTTGCCGTCCACCAGATCGGCCTTGACCTCAAGCGCCGCGTCCACCTCGCCCTTCGTATAGGTGTCCGCCGCATCGGCAGGGGTGAAGCCGAGGGCGTCCTGCTTCCCGGCGATGGCCTGAGCCTGAGCTATCAGGGCGCCGTCGATGTCGGTCAGGGCGGCGCCCAGCCCCGTCACCTCGGCCAGGGGCACGTCGCCCGCCGCCCGATAGCGACCGTCGCCATCCGACCGCCGCAGCACGTCGCCCGGAGCCCCTACGCCAAACGCCGGGCCTTCCTTGACTGCCTTGCCGCTGGTCCCCGCGAAGACAGCGAGGCGGCCATCGGTGGAAGACGTAGGGCCAGTAACGAAATCCCCGCCCGCGATGGCCTCGGCCTCGTCTCGAGCCTGTTCCGCCGCAGCCTGCGCCGCTTCTGCTGCTATCCGGGCGGTGTCAGCATTGTCGGCATGGCCCGATGCGGCGCCAGCCTCAGAGGTAGCCGTCTGAGCCGCAGCCTCCGCAGCCGCCCTATCTGCCGCCACCGCCGCCTTGTCGTCGGCCACAGCCTGCCGATCAGCCGCCGTCGCCAGTGCATCGTCAGCCGTCGCCGCCGCGCTTACGGCCGCTGCGCTCGCCGCGCCTTCGGCCAGTTCCTTGGCCGCCACGCTGGCGCCCGCAGCCGAGGCCGCGTCATTGGCATGGCCTGAGGCGGCCAAAGCCGCCGCTTCAACCGCAGCGCGATCGTCAGCCACCGCAGTCCTGTCCGCGCCAGTCGCCAGTCTGTCAGCCGCCGTCGCATCGGCAGCGCCCGCCACCGCGGACTTCGCCGCCTCAGCCTCGTCTCGCGCCTCGCCCGCCGCCGTCGCAGCAGTCTGCGCTGCCCCGGCATCCGAAGCCGCCGACGTGGCCGAGGTCGCCGCCGCATCGACCAACGGCTGCACCTTGGCGATCTGAGCGTCAGCAAGCCACGTCGCGAACTGAGCGTCCGTGGCCCCTGGCGGCAGCAGACCGGCGTTGATGACGATCTGCTTGGCGCTGAGGCCCTGCGGCCCTTCTGTCACCACCACGCCCGGCGGCCAGCCCTCAGCGGTCTTGGGGCCATACCAAGTGCGCTCTTCGGCCCAGAAAGCCGAGGACCCGACGGCCCCCAGCGTATTGGCGGGCGGGCCTGTCACCGTGATGACGCCCGGTATCCGCCCCGCGACGATCAGCAGCTGGTTGGCGAGCTGGATCAGCTCTTCCGGCGTCATCGACATGGGCTCAGCCCTCCGTCGGGGCGTCGAGGAAGCGGCGGGCTTCGGTCAGGCCCTGTTCGGCCAGCGCCGAGACATTGCCGATCTGCACCGACGCGCCGCCGGGCGCCTGCATCTTCAGCGCGTGGTGGCCGAACTCGCTGACCAGATCGCCGCACAGGGCTTCCATGGCCAGCGTCGCTTCCTTGGCGATGGCCGCCTGGGCGACGATCTTCTCCAGCGTCGCCGCATCCAGCTCGGCGCGGGCTTTGCGCTCTTCAGCGTCACGGGCCTTGAAAGCGGCCAGGCGGTCTTCGGGCTTCGGCTGGGTCTTCGGCATGGCAGGCGTCTCCTGTTGAAAATGGCGGTTTGGGTTCAGTTGGGCCAAGACGTGAGTTCGGCGGCGTAAAGCCCCCAGAGGCGGGCTTTTCGGATCGTCACGCCGGTCACCGGGGGGTTGCTCCAGGCGATGCTAAGGCGCAGGCGGCGCTCTCCGGTGCGGCGGCCTAGCCCCGGCAGATAGGCCGAGCGCCCTGTCGTCCACGGTATGATGTTGGCGGGCAGCAAAAAGCCGCCCTGTGCGACGATGACCGGATCACCGCCGGCCGCGTTGACCGACTCCACGACCCAGCTCACGCTGCCGTCGGCCGTCGATGACGAGACCAGCGCCTCAATCGAGGCGGCTGTCATAAACACGCCCTCTCGCATGTAGTGCAGGGAGGTCTCGGCGATCACCGTCCAGGTGTCCGGCTGGATGACGATTGCGGTGTCCGACCCCACGCCCGTATCAAAAGGGCGCGATAACGTCAGACCGTTGAAGCGGCCTCCTCCTGGCACGCCGGGGCCAAGCGCGATGACCCCGTTTTCAGCGGTCTCCCAGCCATCAGGGACGGTGGACGGACCTGACCAGAAGCGCACGTCGCCCGAGGCCTTCATCAGCGTCTTCTGGCCGTCGCCGAAAATCTTGAAGATCTTGCTGGCCGCGCTGTAGCTGATGCCGTTCCCGCCCTCGGCCGTGACGTTGAAGGTCTCGGCAAGGAAGTCGATGGCGCGGGTGACGCCGTTGATCCGCATGGCGGTGAGCCGGTTTCCGGCGTCCACGGTCAGGGCCGCGTAGGCCTCGTTGCCGTTGGCTGCCGACAGGGCCAGCGCCGCAGCGGACGACGCGTTGTTGGCCGTGGACTGCACCGCCAGCAGAGCCGAGCTGGTAGCGAACCTGCCGTCAGACCAGTTCTGGAGCGACAGCACAGCCGCGCCGACCGCCGCCTCGCGCGCCGCCACAGAGTCCAACCCCACGACTGAACGTGCCGAGGCGTCGTCGGCATAAGCCTCCCATTGGCCTTTCGCCGTGGCCAGGCTCCCGGCCACGTGCGCCAGGCTGGCGAGGCCAACAACCGACGCCGCCGAGGCCGCATCGGCATAGGCTTCCCACTGCCCCTTTGCCGTCGCGAGGCTGCCCGCGACATAGGCCGTGCTGGCCAGACCCGAGACCGCCTGCGAAATCTGCCCATTGGTCCAGTTGCGCAGCGACACTTCGCTGTTGCTGATCGCCGTCCCCATCTGGGTGGACGAAACCAGATTGGCCGTCGCCGTGGCGATTTCCGCCGTCACCTGCCCCCGGATCACCAGCGCATTGGCTGCAATGGCGTCGCCCATGGCGTTGTAGGTGGCGAAGGCGGCGTAGCTCTCCGAACGGAGCGCGTTGATCTTGGCTTCGGCCGTAATCAGGGCCTGCGCCGTGTTCAGCGCATTGGCCGCGTCCGCCGCCACCAGTCGGGTGGACATCTGCACCAGCGTCTCAGGCAGGCCGCCCGGCCCGACGCCCTGAACGACCGTCTCCGACTTGATCAGCGCCGTGCGCGTCACCGGGTCCAGCAGGAAGCCGAGGCCCAGGCGGTCGAGGATGTCCTCAACCTCGACCTGGCGCCGCTGCTCCTCATCCAGCAACGCCTGCGCCGCCTCGATGGCCGTTCGCAGGGCCTGCTTGGTCAGGTCGTTCAACTGGCCCCAGATCGGGCTTTCCGGCGCCAGCCCGCCCGCGATCAGGTCGCCGGCCACGATGCCGCATTTGATGTCCGGCTCGCTCTTGGCGCCGTTCTTCGCGACGTACTGGAGCGAGACGCAATAGGTCTGCCCTGGCGTCAGCCCTGCGACCTCATACCGGCCATCAGCGCGCGGCGAGCCCTCATAGCCGTCGGTCCAGGGACCTGAGGCGCTGGGGCCATGCTTGATGATGACGGCCACGATGTCCGTCGTTTCGACCGGCGCCTCGATCACGAAGATCGGCTGCGACACGCCGCCGTCGCCCGGCGGCTTCGGCAGGACGGTCCAGTCTTCCGCAGCGGGCGGCGGCACGTACTTGGGATCGACAGCCGACAGGCTGGGCGACGGCGCCGGTTGCGCAGCCTGGCCCAGCGCCCATGCGTGCTTGCCGTCACTCTCCGAGCGCAGCTCCAGCGTCACGCTCGCCGCCTGATGGTTCGTCGTGGCTCGGCGGACGATGAACTTCTGTCCGGCCAGCGCCAGCTCCGGCACGTCCACGGTGATGCAGTCGCCCGGATGGACGTGCATCAGGTGAACCTTGGACGGCAGGGTCGCCGTCAGGCCTTCGCGCAGGTTGGCCAGGTCATAGGCGGCCAGTTGGCCCGCCTGCTTGGCGTTGCGAACGTGGGTGTACTCGATCTCCAGCGAGCGCGGCTCGCCCCGGTCCTCGTCGCGGTAGACGGAAGACGTGACCTCGCCGGCCGGGACGTACTGCCAGCCGTTCGCCTCCGACTTGTAGCGCGGGATGATGGTGTTCTTGCGCTCGCGGCGCGGCGTCAGCGGCCGGATTTCGGCCTGACCGATCAGGTCGTCGCGGGTGTAGGTGTAGGTCGAGACGCGCGGGGCGTTGACGAGGACACTGATCTGCGCGCCCCGGCTGATCGGCTCGCCGCCGCCCGCCTGAAGCATGGCCAGCAGCGTCTGGAACTTACCGTCGCCCGTCGACCACTCGCCCGAGATCGTCCAGCCGTTCGCATCGGCGATGTTGGCGCCTTCCACGAAGGCCGGAATGTCGATGGCGCTGTCCGGCGCTCCGATGCCTGCGATCCGCTTCGTGCGGTCGATGGAGCCGTCGAGGTTCAGCTTGTAGTGGCCTCGCACCCAGGCGAGGGCGTGGTCATAGGGGTTCTCCGACCACCCCCAGGTGCGCCAATCGTCCCGACGCTGGGGACCGCTGCCGCCCGGATAGGTGCTGTCGTAGCGAGGCTGCCAGACCTTCATCCAGCGGCCGATCCAACGCGGATCGGGCACGCCGTTGGTGAAGACATCCCGGTCCTCCGGGTTCTTCGCCTGCACCATCGTCCAGAAGCTGAAGGCGGTCTGAGGTGCCGCGTGCTGCGTGCCCCAGCCGGTCAGGCCGGGGTTGCCGTACTTCAGCCCTGTTGGAGGCAGCAGCGCCGGATCGCCGGGCAGGCCTAGCGTCGTCCGCTGCCACATGTCGGCGGCGTAGAAGCCGGTCGCCTCGTTTTGCGGGCCGCTGAAGCTGACGGTCGCCCCGTCCGCCTCGAAGCGCGGGACCTGATCGATCGGTCCCAGCGACAGGGCGACGCCCAGCGACAGGGCGACGTTCTTGTAGCCCCAGGCCGCCTGGAAGACCTTGTTGCCGCCCAGCGCGGTATAGCCCATGGCGCCCCGCACCGGGGCCTTGGGGTCAGGCTTGAAGTCGAGCGTGGTCCCGCTGGATGGCGTATTCGGGCGCATCAGAGCGGCGGCGGCCGCAGACAGGCCGAGAGCCGCGCCCGCCGCAACGATCTTGCCGGCCAGCGCAATCGTCGCGCCCTCGCCGATCGCGGCCATGACGCCGATCTTGGTCAGCCCGACCGCCGTCGCCGTGACGGCCGACGACCACGCGGCAGCCGCCCAGGATGCGACGACAGGGATAGCCTGAGGCATTACACAACCCTCCAGGCGGCGACGTACTGATGATTGATGATTTCGCCGCACACGCCGTCGAGGAAGCCGAGGACCGTGTTCCGGTGCAGCACCACCTGCATGGCGTCGCCCATGTCACCGTCACCCGCGACGCAGCAGATGTCTCCGACGCGAGCCTCGGCCGGCGCATCCCAGCGCGGGAAGTGCTGATCCATGATCTCAGAGAGCGACGAGACGCCGAGGCGCTTTAGGGCGCGGCGGGCGCCCACAGGCGTGCTATAGGCGCCGCCATTCAGCAGCGAAGGTTTGAACCCTAGTTGCTTGAGATGAAACGCCGCCATACGGGCGCAGTCCGTCGTCCCCAGAACCAGCGGCTGTCCGTGGAACCGGGCGAAGGTGGCTTCCGTAGCGGCCACCCGCATTTCAAGCTCTATCATTTAACCGCCTGTTCGAACCCGGAGCCCGGCCCGCCGCCGATGGAGCCGTTGCCGCCGCCGTAGGAGCCGCCCGAGCCTTTGGCTGGTCCGTTGTAGCCCCAGTAGGTCTGCTCGTTGACGTTCGGGGTATGTTCGAAGGCGCGCGCGCCCGAGCCGTACAGGTAGGTCCAGAAGGCGTCGTTCCAGCGATGGCCCTCGTTGTCGTCGAACAGCCGCTCCCAGATCGTCGCCAGTTCCAGTTCCAGCAGGGACGAGTTCTGGGCGTGGTTGAACCCAGCGTCGTCCAGCTCACCGACGAAGCGCACGTCAGGCTCGCCGATGACCTGGCCGGTCTGCCGGTCGATGGCGGCAGCGTAGATGGTGACAGGCGAGCCCTGGGCGCTGGGCGCGGTCAGGGCGGCGACGGCCGCGTTGCCGGTCGGCAGCAGTTGCACCGTCTGGCGGGGCGCTTCGGTGCCCTCGGCCTCGGTGAACTCGCCGAAGCCCGCAATCTTGCCGAAGTCGGCGTCCTCGGCCGTGTAGGACTCCCCGCCCCACAGCACGAAGCCCGAGCCATCCACCAGGCGGATCGTCTTGCTGGGCAGTTCGATTTTCAGCAGGTGGACCAGCAGGGGATTGCGGGCCTGGAGCGCGGCCAGCATGGCCGGAGACATGGACATCAGGCGCGCTCCTTGATGGTGAAGCGGAACGGCAGGTACTTCGACCGGCTTGTGTTCCAGGCCTGTTCGTTGCCCTGCACGAAGCCCTCGATCTTGGGCTCGAAATCCAGGGCGGTCCCGGCCGGGGGCTGGCGCCGCAGCATCGGCTCGATTTGCAGGGTTGCCGTGGTGCCCGCGCCGACAACCACATCCGCGACCGCGACCTGATAGAGGTAGGACTGCCCTCCGATGACGAGGCTGAAGAACTTCCCCTCCCGGATCACGTCGCCGGGGATCAGGCCGCTGACAGGCAGCGACGTACCCGCCGAACCAGCCGAGGCGACGACGGGCGAACCGTAGGACCGGGGCTTCACGCCGGGCTCAGGGAAGGCCAGCCGCACCGTCTCTTTCAGCCCGCGCACCAGCCGCGACAGGTACTTCATCCCATGCTCGGCGTACTCGGCAGGGTATGTCTCGACATCGATGGCCCAGCGATCCCCCATGCGCAGCACCTTCGACTGCGGACCGCCGAGGATCGGGTCCTGGTCGACGCCGAAGCTGACGTAGCGCGGGACCGCCTCCTTGATCGGAGGGCAGGCAGGAAGTTCGATCATCCGACGAGGCTCTGTCTGCGGCGCATGTTTGCCGTGCGCTGTTGGTCTTGGACGGTGGCGACGCCCATGGCTGTCGTCTGCACGCTGACGCGGCCGGAAACCGCCTCGATGGTAGGCTGGAAAAGGGCGCCTTCTTCGACAGCCATCTTGATGATGATCGGCTGCTGCTGGGCCTGACTGGCGCCGCTGATCCGGTTGACGGCCGCATTGACGCCAGGGATCACCGTCCGTCCGACCACGCCGCCTTGCGCATAGCCGGGCATCCCGCGCCGTAGGGCCTCGACAGCTGCCGGGCCGCCGTGGCGCGCAACATCCTTCTGGCTGAAGACGACCTCGCCTTTGTGGACGATGCCCGCCGCCTGTTTGACGCCGCCGGGCCCCGTGTACCCGCCCTGGTCGAACAGCGGGAACTTGGTCATGTTGGCGCCAGCTATCGCCGCCGCCATCGAAGCTCCGGCGGCTGCACCGGCTGCAGTAATCGACGCCGCCATAGTGGCGCCAGCAGCCGCGCCGGCGCCCGTAATGGCAGGCGTGACCGTAGCCGCTATCGCCGCGCCTTGGGAAACGCCCTCAGCCACCGCATCAACCCCGCCGAACATGGCGTCGAAAATCTGCTCACCAGCCCTCTGCATCATCGTGTCGGCGAAGTTGCCGAACTGGTTGGACAGGAAGCCCTGAAGGTCGCCCGCCATGGCCGCGCGGATGCCGTCGCTGAACGCCGTGGCGAACAGTTCGCGATGCTCGCCATAGGTCGCGGCGGCCCGCTCGCGCGTCACCTCTTCGGTCGCTCGACGCTCCGCATCGGCAGGCTTCAATCCGTAGCCCTCGGCCTGATAGGCCTTGGTGCGTTCACGGATTGCCGCTTGGTCCTGCAGTTCCTTGGTCAGTTGGCGGTTGCCGCTGAGTTGCGCGACCGCGAGGCGATGCTCCTCGCGGGCCAAATCGAGGCCGCGCTTGGCGGCGTCCACGCGGGCGGACTGAATGGCGGCCAGCATGCTTTCGGCCTTGGCGATGGCGCTCGTCTCGTCGGCCGTGACCTTGGCCAGCGCCGCGACCAGCTCGCGCTTTTCGACCTCTTCCTCGATCGCGCGGACCGTCGCCCAGTTCTCGTCCAGGCGGGCGATGTCCAGGTCCCAGCCGCGCTTCAGCAGCCCTTCTTCGCGCTCCATGGCGCGGGCGCGGGCTTCGTCCAGTTTCGTCTGGACTTCGCCCGAGATGGCGCGGGCCTGCGCAGCCTTGAATCCGGCGTCTTCCAGCTGACGGATGCGGGCCGTGATCTCGGCCTGACGCTCAAGTTCGCGGACCTTGGCGACCTGTTCATCCAGTTGGGCGACTTCCAGCGCGGTCTGCGCCTTTAGGTCTTCCAGCAGGCGTTTGCGCTGTTCGGCGGCCTTGGCGTTCTTGCCCGCGTTCTTGTCGGTGTATTCGAGCGGCGTGGTTTTTCCCGCCAGAGAGCCGTCGCGAATGTCCTGCTCCAGCTGCCGGAACGCTTGCAGCGCCGCCGCTTCTTCGGAAGCGGCCGCCTCATAGGCCTCCTTCGCAACCTTCACGCGATGCTGCGCCAGCGCATACTGGCCCTGGTTCAGTGTCGTCTGACCAGGCCCGACCGAGCGGCGGATATCATCAGCCTCACTCTGAGCTTCTACTTGACGCTGCGCCAGAAGCGCCAGGCGCCGCACTCGCAGAGCTTCCGCGCTCCGCAGAGTTTGGATCGCCTCAATACGCATGGCCTCTGCGTTGGCCCGCGCCTCCTTGGCGTGCTCACCCGTCGCGTTTGCCGCCTTCATTGCGGCTTCGCGATAGGCGTCGATTGCCTTCGACGTGCCTTCGGTAGAAGCCTTCTGTTCCCGCTGAAGGACTGCCGCCTCGCTATAGCGGTCGCTCAACACTTTCAGGCCTGTGACCAGCCCCGCGATGGCAAGCGCCGCGATGCCAAATGGGTTCTTCGCCAGAGCCGCAGTCAGCGTCTCGACGGCGGTCTTCGCCCTCATTGTGGCGACTGCATTAGCGAGTGTTGCGGCGGTCGCTAGGCCTACGCCAGCGACATAGCGAGTGGCCAAAAACAAGGCCAGGGCTTGCGCTGCCTTGAGCACCACACCCATGTTCTCGCCGAGGAATGCCGCGCTTTTCGTCGCCAGTTCCAGCGCAGCGATAGCCGTGGCCGTCCCGCCCTGATCGGCCATTTCCTTGAACGTATCGCCCGCCTGACGCTGTAGGTCATTCAATGCCTTCGTCAGACCCGTGTTCACGGCCTTGGCCGCTCCATCGACCTGGGAAGACAGGTTCTTGAGAACGACCTGCTGAGCCTCGGCGAACCGGCCTGCCTTCATGTGCGCTTCGGCGCGCTTCAGCTCAGCCTCAGTCAGGGCAAACCCCCGCTTGCGCAGGTTCGCGAACCCTTCAATCGGATCGTCCAGAGCCCGCGCTACGGCGTCCAGATTGGACTTCAGGTCCCCGCCGAACACAGCCGCCATGTCATTGGCGACCTCAATGGCTTCGGTGAATTCTTTCCGCCCGATGGAAGTGAAAGTCGCCAGCTGCGCGGCCGCATTCTGGATCTCGGTGGCCGAGCGACCCGTCTCCTCTTCCAGCTCTCGTGCCCATGACGCGATCTGACCGTAAGACATCCCGGCTGCATAGCCGGTCGTCTTCAGCACGGCCTCTAGCCGCTTCGCGGCCTCTTCGCCCTCGCGAAAATCCTGCACCAGCTTGGCGGCACCGAAACTGACGCCGATTGTGGCCAGTGCCGAAGACACCATCATAGCCGAACGGCGAATGCCCATTGCGGCGCCGTCCACGCTCCTCTGGATTGACGCCATTGCCTTACGGGTTTCCGCCTGCGTCCCATGGAGCGAGCGGTTCATCTTCTTGATAGCGGCTTCGAACTGGGTGGCGTTGGCTTCAATGCGGACTAGGAGCCGACTGATTTCTTCGGACATGATCACCACCCATGAAAAAGGGCGGCCCCGAAGAGACCGCCCATAGAGACACGTCGAGTTATAAGGCCGCCTAGAAGTTGGCAGCCTGTATTTTCGTGAACGTCTTGGCGTCTGTCGTGGCCAGGAACTTGCGGCCATCCTTGAGGCGCACCGCAAATGTGACGTTCTTTCCTCGACCACCCAGCAACAATCCGGCCAGCAGCCCCACCGGGCCCAGGATCACAGCGCCAGCGGCGCCCCATCCCAAGGTGCCGCCGATGCGCTTGACACTCTCTTCAGTAGCCAAAGCGACTTCCTCGATGTCTGCGGACGTGACGACTTCTGTCCCAAACCAAGAGCCCGGCTTTCTTAGTGCGAAGCTGCCAAAGGAGAATGAGGAACCCTCACCCTCCTGGAAATCGCCTGCGTGGATTTTGATCTGCGCCATCATTGCCCCTTCCGTGATCGCTCAACGTGGAAGGGATCGACGGTCAACGTCAACTCCTCGCCGCCTTCACCGCCGCCTCAAACTCGGCATCTGATGGCGGACCATCCTTGCTCTCCGCGCCCTGGGCCTTCAGCCAGCCGTCGTAGGCTCGCATCAGTCGCCAGATCGAGGTTTGCGCGACCGCTTCGGGCGAGAGGCCGATCGCGCCGCCGATCGCGTAGAAGTTGCCGAACCGGAGCTTTCGTCGGGGGAGCGGTTCGTCTCCCCCTCCATCTCCCCCTTCGGCTTGTCCTCGTCAGGGGCGCCGACAAGAGCGGCGGCGATTATGGACAGGCATAGCGGCTTCAGGGCCAGGAAGTCGCCCGGCCCAGCATATCGCTCGACCAGGGCCAGCGCCTTGAACTGATCGACGCCGCCGCCGATCAGGGCCAGGCGAAGCGTCTGGCGCAGGTCCGCCAGCCGCCATCGCCCTTCCGAGATCCGTTGATAGATCTCCTCCGGACCGGCGTCGGTCAGCTCCTGCAACTCCTCCAGCTGGCCGATGGTCAGCTGGAAGTCATAGACGCTGTCGCCGAACGGGGCGCGGGCCTTGGCCGAGCGGCTCATTAAGGAGCGTCCGCGCCGATGGTCGGCTCGTCAGCCTGCACCATGTTCATCGAGCCGGTGGCGTAGCCGCGCGCCTCGGCCTCGACGCTGAACGATTGCAGGATGTACGCGCCGGCGACACGCCACACGCCAGCCTGACGAACGCGCACGTTCACCGTCTGACCGACACGCTGCATCCACGCGAGCATGGAAGACGAGTGGACCTTGAAGGAGCCACCGATGCTGCTGTCGGTGCTGTCGACGCGCCGCACGATCTTGTCGGGTTGGGAAGGGTCGTCGCAACGGGGAATGCTCTGCTCGGTCACCGACGCAGTGCGCTCGAAAGAGCGGGAGCCGTTGATCATGCAATCATGCGCGAAGACCTCGGGATCAGCGCCATCGCCGATTTGGACAAGGATCGACTCGCCCGAGACGACCTCAACGTATTCAGGTTCCGCCATAGCGGTTCTCCATGTGAAAGCGCCGCCCGGTGAGGGGCGGTTCAGGGTTGAGCGGTTGCTCGGGGATCAGGCGCGAGGCGCCAGCCGGTAGCGAAGATGGATGGCGACGCGGCTGGTCCGCCGGTCCGCCTCGCGGGTCGAAAGCACCCGCTCCACTTCGTGAATGACGACGGTGAAGCCGGGCACCGCGATCTTGTCGTTCAGCAGCTTCACCAGGGCTGCCGCAATCCGCTTCACCTCGGGCCACCCCACGGCGCGCGACCAGCAGTCCAACTGAACCGAAATCGCCACCAGGTTGTGGCATTGGTCGCCGTCGTCGCCAGAGGTCATCGGGCCGAACGACACATATGGAAAGAGGTCGTCTGAAACCCGCCCGGTCTCGTCGGCGGGGACCTGGTCATAGATGCGCTTGCCGATCAGCCCGTCCATGACGGCCGATCCGCGCACCGTGGCGTTGATGGCGCCCTGAAGCTCAAGCTGCCCGTCGATCATTTCTTGCGAAGCTCCCGCGTCACGGCGCTGGCGATGCGGCGCTTGATCTTTGGGCCAAGGGTCCGGACGACCGGGTAGAAGTGCGGCACGGCCGGAACCTGCGTCCCGTCCGCCGCGACGTGGCCTAGCTCGACGCGCGGAGCTTTCGGGCGACCCTTGCTGTCCTTGGCGTCGCTGATGACGACGTAGGAGATGTCCCCCAGCCGCCCTTCCTCCTGGTAGATATGATCCACCAGCTTCTGGTCGCCGTCTTCGCCGTCGTCGCGCGGGGCGATGGCCTTCATGGCCCCAACCATCTCCTCCGCCCCCAGGAATGCCGTCTGTCCCGCCCGCTTCCGGACGTTCGCGGGCATCGCGTCGAAACGCGCCATCAGGCGGTTGAGGCCCTCGATGTCCTCGCTCACGTCGCGACCCCGCTCTCCAGCTGCATCAGCAGCCACGTCCGAGCGCCGTCCATGTCGCCGATGAAGCGGATGTTGAAGATGCGGCTTGGGTCGCGAGCGTCGACCACACGGTCGCCGGTCGTGATCTGACGCGTCCCGCTGTCGTTCCTGACCCAGCAGTCCCACGAGGCCTTACCTGTCAGGCGCCCGGCCTGAACGTCCTCGCCGCCCCGCGTCGGGGTCAGGCTGGCGGAGCGCTCGATACCCAGGTCAGCGAAGTCGCCTTCGGGGTTGCCGTAGCCGTCGTCGCCGTCGATCGGCCGCCGCTGGAACTTCACCCGATGGCGAAGGTCGCCCGCGCCCTTAGGCTTCGGCACTGGTCTTCTTCGCCTTCGGCAGCGACCCGCCCTTGCGGACGTCGCCGTCGTGGTCGAGCGGGTCCGGGGCGATCTCCACCGCCTTGCCCGCTTTCACAGCGGCCTCGCCGCATTCCCGGCGGACTGTGTAAGCGCCGTCCTTCTCGGCCCCGCCATTCGGGGAGAAAGCGATCAGCACGCGGGGCTCTTCGCCCGGCGTGTAGTCGTAGGGTTCGGTGAAGCGAACGCGCATGGCGGGTCTCCTCAGACGCGAATGATGCGGTAGGGGCGCAGCAGGTTCTCGACCGCCGGGTTCAACTGCACCGTGGCGCCGGTGATGATCGCCTCCCGCGAGTTGAAGAGCCCGGCCATTTGCAGAAGCGCGGCGGCCTTGAAGACAGGCTCGGCGCCCTGCGGGACCAATTTGCGGTCGCAGAAGTCCAGGCAGGACAGCACGGCCGCGTCCGCGTAGCCCTCGATCAGGGTGTCGTCGTCATCATGGTCGACGCGCAGGTGCTGCTTGGCCTCGGCCAGGTCGAAGAGCGGGCCGGCCGTCAGGACGACGACGTTCAGCATCAGGCGTCCGCCTTGTTAGCCGGCTTCGGTGCCGCCTTGTTCGCAGGCGCGGGCTCAGCCTTGTTCTTCGGCGGCGGCGCGGCTTTCTCGCCGGGCGCTTTCTCGCTAGCCAAGCCGCGGTCCACAAGCTGTTTCGCCAGGGCCTCGTCATCGACGTCGAACGCCTCGCCGGCCAGCAGGGGGTCGGGCGTCTTCACGGACGTGATCTGCACGGTATCGAGAGCATAGAGTTTCATCGGTGTTCTCCTTGCCGGAACGGCCGCTGATCGGCCGCTCGGGAAAAGAGGCCCCGGCCGAAGCCGGGGCGCTCAGCATCAGCCGCCGGTGGCGGTCGAAGCGGTGATGGCCGCAGCCAGGTCGCCCTTGATGAAGGCTTCCGGGCGGTAGACGGCCAAGGCCAGACGTTCCTCGGCGCGGATCGTGACCAGGTTCTTGCGGAAGTTGTCGCTGTCTTCGGTCGAGATCTCGACGTTGGCCTCTTCCCGGTCGAAGATCTGCGCGCCCAGCTTGAAGGCGCCGGTCAGGAACTTGCCAACGGTCATGGCCGGGGTCTCGACCACAGGCAGGCGCCACAGGGTGGACGGGCCGCCGTTGACCGGGTTGCCGATGATGTGACGGCCGGTCGTATCCTTGACCAGCTCGATCTCGGCCCAGTTGGTCGGGTGCAGGACGTGACCCGTCGGGGGCAGCTCAGCCAGGAAGGCCTGCAGCATCGCCAGACGCAGAACGTCAATGCTGGTGACCGGCGCCGGCAGGGTCGTCGGAGCCGAGTACGCCGTGGCCTGGGTGTAGATGCCGTTCAGGTCGGTGCCGGTGCCGCCGCCGTTCAGCATCTGGCCTTCTTCGACGTACTCCAGGCCGTAGCGCAGGCGTCCGTCGATGTAGGACCGCAGCTGCGGCACGTCGTCAAGGATCTGCTTCGTCGCCAGCACCCAGTGGGCGATGGTCGTGACGGGCGTGGTGACGATGTCGAACTTGATCTCCGACTGCGGCTTGGTCGCGCCCGAGGTTTCCGAGACCGTCGCCGCGTTGTTCGTGAAGCCGGTTTCCTTCACGTACTGGATGGCGTTCGAGGCGGTGTTCCCCGGCGTCAGCAGGTCGCGGATGGTCATGCGACGCTGGGCGGGCGTGATGATGCCGTCCACGCGCTGGGGCACGATCAGGTCACCGGCCGAACCGTTGGCGTCGGTCGTCAGCGACGAGATGATCGCCTTGACCGCGATGCTGATCCGGCCCTTGCCGCCGCCCGCGATGAAGCTCTTCAGCTCCTCGCTCTCGGCGACCATCTGGCCGGCCGACTTCTGGCGTTCGTCGTCACGGCCGTCCGGCTGGGTCATCTTCTGTTCGATGACCGACAGGCGCTCGCTGATCTCGTTGTGCTTGACCAGCGCCTCGTCGGCCTTCTGCTTGGTCTCGTCGGTCACCTTGCCCAGGTTCTTGACCTCGGTTTGGGTGGTCTCCGCGACCTTCTTCACATCGTCAGCGGCCTGCTTCAGGTCCTTGACGAGGGTTTCCATTTCTTGAGCTTCGGACATTGGGGTCTCCATCAGGTCCGGGGATTGAGGAAGCCGTCCAGCGCCGCCCGCAGGTCGGTCATGGCTGATTTGACGGCTGGATCGATGCCCCCGGACTCGCTCCGGATGGCCTTGGCGTACCCGTGGGAGGCGATGCCCGCCCGCAGGGCTTTCGGGACCCCTAGATCACCCAGGATGTCCTCGAACTCTTTGGTGCTGGGCGGCTCGCCCTCGCGCAGTCGCCGCACGAACTCGGCGGCGCGTTCCGTCTTTACGGACGTGACGGTCGCCTTGTCGTTCGCCGGGAACGACACGATGCTGACCTCGCGCAGGTCCAGCTTCTTCAGGCGCCGGTTGTTACCGTCAGGCTCGGCGGCCAGCTCCCGGTAGCCGATCGACAGGCCGCGAATGGCGCCCGCCTTCAGCATGATATGGGCCTCGTCCGCCTGCTTCACGCCGAGGAGCAGACGCCCTTCGCAGCGAAGGCCGCGCTGGTCTTCTTCCATCAGCGTCCAGACCCCGATGGGCTGCCAGGTGTCGTGCTGCCAAAGCATCATCGGCATGGTCTTGGCCTTGGCGTGCGCGCGCAGGCTGGCCGCGAACGCGCCGGGCTCGACGATTTCGCCGTAGCTGTCAGCGTTGCCGAAGATCGAACCGTATCCGGCGAACGTGCCGTCATCCCCGACCTCCTTGAGGTCGAGGTCGAAGTCCTTGGTCTGCATCTTGGGAGGCCTCCTACTCGGCCGTCAGGGCCGGCATCTCGCCGATCGGCTTGCCGGGCATCTGCATGGTGATGGGGACGTTCTGCATCTGCATGCGCGGGACATCGCCGCCCTCCACCGGAGGCAGCCCCTCACGGCGGCGCACCTCGTTGATGGTGGTCCAGCCGTTTCTCAGGCCGGACTCATAGAAGGCCGCGCGACCCTCGCTGTCGCCCCGGAGAAGACCCTCTAGGTTGAACTCGACCACGATGCCCGCCGCGCGGTCCGCCGGGGTGAGCAGCTGTTTCATGATGGCCTGCTCAATGCGCTTCAGGCGCTTGCGCAGGGCGAACTTCACGAAGCCTTCGGTCTGATCCTTCAGGCCCGTCCCCCAGGAGGTGGATTTCTCGGTGTGGCCGACCATGTGCGGCGGCACGCCAAAGAAGCGGCAGACCTCTTCAACGCCGAAGCCTCGCGACGCCAGCAGCTGGGTGTCTTCGGGCGAGAAGCCGAGCGTCTGAACCGTCGTGCCGCCTTCCGCGATGAAGGGGCGCCCGTCGTTGATTGCACCGGTGAACTTGTCTTCCAGCGCCTTTTCAAGCGGGTCGCGCTGTTCCTTCTTCAGCCACTCCTTGAAGGCCAGAATGATGCCGGGGCGGGCGCCGTTTCTGAAGGTCCGGGCCGCGCTCAGGTTCGCGGCTGAAGAGACTCCGAAGACCTGCCGGCCAAAGGCGATGGTCGATAGCCCGCCGAGTGGCGATCCGCCGAACCCCCGGACGTGCAGGATGTTCTCGGCAGGCTCGTCGTAATGCTTGCCGTCCTCGCTCCAGGTGTAACGCAGCGTGCCAGATGATGTCCGACGGACCGACGGCCTGGCGATGGGGGACAGGCTGACGATCCGGTCGCCCAGCCTGCCGATCCGGGCATGCATGTTGCCCCGCAGTTCGAGAGCGGCCACCCCGCCCTCGAAGAAGTCCATGGCGGTCTGATCCAGGTTCGGACTGTCGTGAAGAACCCGGTACAGCGGATGGTCCTTGGCCACGGTCCGGTCGCCCTTGGCGTCGGTGCGGTAGACCATCAACGGCAGAGAGGCGATCGTACCTGCCAGCAGGTTGACGCAGGCCCACGCCGCCGAGAGGTTCAGCACCGTCGTCTCGTTGACCGGCACGCCCGCGTCGATGTCGCCGACGCGGCTGCGCTGCTCAGTCAGCGACAACCGTTCACGCGTGTCGCCCTTGGCGCTGAACGGCCAGAGCGCCCGAAGCATCAAGCCGGCACCCCCAGGCTGGCGAGGTAGTCGTTCCATCCCGCCTCCTTCTTCTCGGCATACAGCGCGGCGCCGGTCGCCATCGCCAAGGTGACAAGGCCGTCGATCCGGCCACGCGAGCGCTTCTTGTCAAAGGCCCGGTTGTTCTGACCGTCGTGGTCCAGCGCCGCGTTGGCCGCGCACATGTAGGTGACGGGGGATGCGTCCACCGTGATGGCCTTGGTCAGGATCGCGTCCTCAAGCCGCTCGACAGAGCGAGGCATGCAGAGCTGTCGATCTTCGAACACGACCCGCTTGCCCTGGCCGTGCGCGATCAGCTTCAGGCCCTCGCCCTCAGGCTCGTCCGGCCCTTTCCAGCGCCACACCGGGAAGCCGATGTCGTCGCAGGCGTCGATGAAGTCCGCGATGCCGGCCGGGTCGAAGGCCAGGAACTGTACGTCGTGCTCGGCGACGAGCTGGGCGACTTCGGCGGCCGCGAAGGTCTTGTCGATCACCGCGCCCGGCACGGCTGTCAGATGGCCAGCCTCAACCCACTCTTCGTAGGGCGCGCCGTCTTCCTTGGCCCGATCCGCTAGTCCGTCCCGTGTCGTCCAGTACCAGGTCTTGGCGTAGAGCTTCCCGTCCTTCAGCCAGATCGCCGTCAGGGCAGTCAGGTCGTTCTTCTTCGACAGGTCCAGCGATAGCCAGCAGGGGCAGCCCCTGAAGTCGTCCGGGTTCACCTCGCCCTGGACCGCCGCCCAGGCCGCCTCATCGATCCAGAAGTCGACGGCGCCGGTCGGGATGCCGAAGTAGAGGCGCCGCACCGACATGGCCGTCGAAAGCCGCACCTTCGCCGTGTTCACTTCGCCGCGGATGTTCTCGACGGGGAATGTGATGCCGAGGGCGGGCAGGGACTTCACCCACGCCGCCTCGTTGTCGAAGATCGTCTCCCGATCCGCCTTGTCGACGCGGGCGATGAAGGCGAACGCCTCGTCGTCCTTGACGTCGCCCTTGAGCACCTTCTGAAAGAACTCGCTGTAGGCCGTGCCCACAATCTGCGTCGTCGCCGGGGTGTTGGTCCCCAGCAGCATCATGGCGTCGCCCGGCATCTTCGCGATGGCGCGCTGCCAGGTCTCGATCGAAGCGCCCGACTTGAACTCGTGGATCTCGTCCGCCAGCACGGCCGTCGGTCTTGGGCCTGAGATCGCCTCGCCGTTCGCCAGCGACTGAAACTTTGATCCGGTCTCCGGGTGCTCGATCTTCCAGGCGTTGTCGCCTTCGCCTCGGATGATCGCCTCGCCCCGGCTGACGAGACTGTCGGTTTCATCCTCCGGCGTCTCCGGGATGTTGGCCCGGCACATGGCCACGCCGTCCTTGAACAGCACGTTGGCCGTCGCCCGATCCTGCCCGATCGCATAGACCTCGGAGCGCTTCACCCCGTGCCAGCCCATCAGGTAGAGGCCGATGCCGGCCATCAGTGGCGACTTGGCCTGCCCCTTGCCTGTCTCAAGCCACGCTTGCCGGAACCGAAGCCGGCCGCTCTGCATCTTCCAGCCGAACAGCGACCCGACCGTGAACTGGTGCCAGGGCAGCAGCGTGAAGGGTTTGCCCTCCATCGCGCCGGCCGTGATCGACAGCACCGCGGGGAAGAACCCCAGGGCGCGCGCCGCCGCCGCCTCATCGAAGTAGAGCCCCCGCTTCGCCCCGTCCTTCAGGTCGCGAAGGTGACGCTCGGCGGCCTGTTGGGCCAGTTCCCCTGAAACGATCCGGCCAGCGACGACATCAGCAGCCCACCGGCTCGTCGGGTCACTTGGCGACTGTGAGATACGCGTCGGAGGCACGGGCGGTCCTCGCCTTCTTCTCGACCTTCGCGGCAGCGGCCCGGCGGCGCGGCGACAGGCCCAGCTCTGCTTCCAGACGCTCGGCGTCCGACCCGGCCTCCCGCATGGCGGTGAAATGCGGACTGATCCGCGCGATGGCCTTGGGGTTGCCCCGCTTCGGCTTCGACACAGCTCCATGCTCGGCGACTTCGCGCGAGCAGCGATCGAAGATCACGTAGGCCAGAACCAACCGTTGGATCGCGTGGCCGTTCGACGGCGACAGGATGCCCCGCTCGCGCATCTCCCCGGTGATCCGGCGCCAGTGTTCACCAGCGGCCTCGACCTCCAGGTCATCCGTCAGGAGCATGCGCCAGTGCGGCTCCGGCACGATGTCGCCCGTCCCCGGCACTACGTTCATGCAGCATCACCCCTACGGGGTGCCTCCAACTTTTATGTTTGAAAATCCATTTCGGTGCGAACGGACCTTGGCCGCCGGTGTCCGAGGCAAAGGCTCCAGACTTCGACATGCCCCCCTCCCTCCTGCGATCCGGTCGCATCAGGCTCGGTCAGGCCGGGCGGGGCTGGTTCCACGGGTGGTTCGGGTCGAGCGGCCGGCCATCCACGCCCACAGGGCTGACCTGGCGCTGGCCGAACTGCTCTCTCGTCCTGATGGTGTGGCAGTCGGCGCACAGGCAGCGGATGTTGTCGTCGGTGTCTGGGCCGTTCAGGCTCAGGGGGATGATGTGGTCGGGCACCGTCGAGGCGGTGATGATCCCTTTGGCCATGCAGTCCCTGCACAGGGGCTCGGCGGCGAGGCGGCGCTTGCGTTGCTCTACGCCTCTGCGGCCTCTTAGGCGCTGGGTGCCTTGGGCGGCGATGCGGTCAGGACGACGGGCCAACGGTTTTCGTCAGGCCATGGGGAACAGCGATGTGCAGGGTGCTGCTATCCTGGCCCGCTACAAAGCCGATGTGTCGGCCGCCGACACTGACGGCGAGGCCCTTCCGACTGGAGATGATGGTGATGGGGCGATCCCCCACGATTGAACGCCCGGCCTCTGCGAGAGCGGCTTTGATCGCGCCTTCAAACGCCTCGCTGTCCACAGCCAGCTTGACCGTCAGGGTCTCGATGGGCTTGGCCTCAGCATCAGCAGCGCGCACGAGGAAGTCTTCGGTGTTCCCGATCATTGGTCCGGAGCTCCTGATGATCATGATGATGGTGTGCCCAAGGGGGCAGACGGCCGACCCGGCCGGGAACCCCCAACCCTAAGCCTGCCGCCCTCTCGCCCTTAAGGGAGCCGGATACGAAAAACCCCGGCCGCATGATGCTCCGGGGTCTCTCGGTCAGGATTTCGTGCCACCCTGACATAACTGCACCTAGGCTTATCTTCCTATTCGATCCGCCTGTCAAGCCGCTGGTCGACGGACGACGCGCTCGACCTCCAACAGGGGTTCGCCGTCTTCATCGACATAGACCGTGCGCTCGACCTGGGCTCGGGGACGGGGAGACGCGACCGCTGTTTCCGGCTGCTTCTCCGGCTTCCCCTTGGGCGGATGAAGCTCTGCCCGAATAGCGCGTAGACCGGCGATCAGCAGGTCGCGCTTCCTCTCCCAGCTCGTCTCCATGTGCCCGTGCGCCCGCTGGATGATCCACTGCGGGAAGCTGTCGAGGATGCAGACGTTGTGCACCTCTTCGCGCTGATCGGGCGACATGGCGGCGCAGGCCAGCTTCCAGCGCTTCATGGCGCGGGCTGCGGCCTCTTCTCGACCCAGAGCAGGGCCGCCATCGTCGGTGAACACAGCGTCCCAGATCTCGGCGACCTCACGATCCGGCAGGGTGGCGAAGAACGACGCGGCGGTCACATCGCCCGACGTATCCGCTCCCGGCTTCACCTCCATGCCAGCCGACAGGCTGATGCTGCTGCGACCCATACCGGCGGCGGCGTAAAGCGATGCGAACTCGGCGGCGGTTCGGCAGTCGGCTTCGCTCAGCCAGCCGTTCCTCAGCGCGATCTGGATGGGGGAGAAGGCCTGGCCGATGTGGTCGACGCCGAAGATGGCCCGCATCTGCAGGACGCGTTCGTTCGGGGCGTGCTTCAGGCGTCCGCCCTTGGTGCGCTCGCCCTGCTGACGGGGGCGACCGCCCTTGGAGCGGGGGTTCAGGCGGGGTTTGGTGGCTTTGCCCATGAGGGGAGGGCCTTTCAGAACAGGGTGTATCGGTGAAGGGTGCGGGGGCTGGCGCTGGGGCCTCGCCGGGGGAGGGGGTCGCGGTCGTCGACGACGATGAAGCGGCGAGAGAGGATGCCGTGGGGAAGGCCGACGATCTTCTCGATCTGACGGTCCGTTCTCCCCCGGCGCCGCTGCTCGTTCACGGCGTACTGCTGCATGAGCGTGATGCGCTCGACCATCAGGTCAAATGCTCCGGCCTGGAGCGGTCTCAGACCGAAGCCACGTCAGCAAATCATCCATTGGGCCGAAGTGATCCGTCTGGGTGCTGCAACGCCAGTGCTGAGCTCCAGGCCACCACTCGACGCGCCGGTGTTGGTCGATCCAAAGGCTGTAATGCGATCCAATCTCGTCGTTCTTTCTGGCCTCGCTGACGAGGGAGGCGATTTCGTCAAACCGCCGAGCAGCCTCTTCGCGTGAAGCTTCACGCTCCTTCCGGCTGAGCTTCTTCTTAGCGACCACTACTGCTCTCCTTTCCTTGTTGAACTAGTTTCTGAACTAGGGCTCTCGGGTTCCGCTGGGCACACTTCGCCCTGCTATGGGACGAAGTGTGTTTCTGAACTGAGGGTCATCTGGGACACGCAGTAACACTCCATCAAATCGGCTCGCGCTGGTCTGCGCTGGATCGGGGTCAGGCTGTCGATCCATGGCCGTCGCTTCGCTCTCCTTCCGGAGACCTGGCGGCACCGCATTGCACGTCATTCGATGGCGAGACGTACGCGGCTGCACCTCTTGCGGGTGCGTCCTGTGTGGGTAAGGCGGCTGGTGTTTCGTGACCCGTTCGCTTCCGCCACACATCAGAGCGGGTGCTACTTGCAGAGGGCCTATCTCGTGCGCTTTCGGCGCGCACACCGGGGCCTTACCATCCCCATGCCGATCAGGTTTCGGCCCTAGCCGTCGCCTGATTGCTCGCGAGAAACACATCGCGAAATGATCCTGCATCACGTCATCCCAGCGCCTCCCTGAGATGCAGTGCGACGGCCCTCAGACCGCGCTCCATGTGCATGTCGTTAAAGTCGCCGATGGACGGCGGCATGGTCCATGCGCAGCCCGAGCGGCGCGCATAGAACTCGCCTGCGCCCTTGCCCTCGAGATGCGGGTTCGGGGCGTCGTGGTCAGCCGCGATGCGAGCGCCAGGGATGCCCGCAGCCACCTTCTCCACGTTAGAGGCCGAGAAGGCGCTCAGAACGGTCGCAGACACCCCCAGGAGCCGCAGGGCCGCCCTGACGCTCAGGGCCGTGGCGATGCCCTCGCACACCCACGTATCGCGCCCTGTGGCGATCCTGTGGCTGGCGCCGCCCTGGGCTCCGCGCAGGATGTTCTTCTTCGCCCCGTCGGCGGTGATGAACTGCACCGTCGTAACCTTGCCGCCGATGCGGCCGGGAACGATCAGGAAGGGGCCGATGCCCGGCAGAGCCTTGGCCAGCGCTTCGCCGAAGGGTGTCTCCGGGAAGAACCTGCTGGGCACGTCGCAGACCAGCCCCAGCTCGTCGGGGAAACCCTTCTTCTCCAGATATGGATGTTTGTCCTGGCGGCAGCCGCGCACGATGGCTGCGCAGATGCCCTCGACCTCCTTTTGCTCGGCGAGGCGTGCGGCTTCGCGACGGCGTGCGCGGCGCTCGGCTTCGGGGTCGCGGCGCACCTGGCCAGAACCGGCAAGGCTGAAGCGGTGATTGGCGCCGGTCTGGTGGTTCCAGACCATGCCGCCGTTCTCGTCGTCGAAGATCAGGACGGCGGCGTCGTCGCGGCCGTTCTTGCCCTTGGTGTCCGTGCGCACCCACTGGCCCGGGGACAGCCGACGCTTGGGCGGCTCGATGCCTACCACCGCACAGGCCTGATGCAGCGCTTCCGTCAGCGACAGGGTCATGCAGCCCTCCGCATCTTGCTCTGCTTGCGGAACCGCAGGACCTCGCGATCCACCAGCGCATAGGCTCCGGCGTCGGGAGCGACCGTCGCCATGTCGAACCAGTGATAGGGCGGCTTGCTGCTCGGGTAGACCCCGCGCCAGATGGCATATGCGCGCTTCCGGGCGGCCTCACAGTCACCGCTGCGGCTTTGGTCGATACTGTAGCAGAGCGCAGCGTTATACACCGCCTTGGGGTTCTTCAGGCATTCGGCGCGAAGCCCCGGACGCGCCTCCATCCCCATCGCGCCCGCATCAAATTCGCGCAGTTCGCCCTCGACGGCCTGGATGCCCGACCGCGCGGGCTTCTCCCAGCCGCAGGCGGTGCAGGTCGTGCCGCGCAGGGCGCCTGAGCATTCGGGGCAGACGACCTTTTCTCTGGCCTTCTGGTTCCGCTCCCGGGCCACGCTGTCGCGCTTCTCGGCCTTATCCAGTTCGCCCGCCCCGTTCTCCCAGACGTCGTACATGTCCAGGGCGAACCGCTCGAAGTTGCCCGAGTGATCGAGCCAAAGGGCCACGTCCTTACCGGGATGCGAGCGCATCACGCGGCCGATCTCCTGCATGTGGCTGGAGAGGCTCTTGCGATAGGGCTTGCAGGAGATGCCGACCCGAACGTCGGGCACGTCGAAACCCTTGGTCAGGACGCCGCAGGAAATCAGGCCGTGGATCAAGCTGTCGGGGCGGCGGAACTCGGCGATCCGCTCCATCCGCTCGTCCTCGTCGTCGAGATAGCTGATCTGCTGGAAGTTGAACCCGGCGGCGGCGAAGGCGGCACATAGCTCTCGGCCATGTTCCACGGTCGGGCTGAACACGATGGTCTTTACCGGCCCGCCGAAGTGCTCCCGCGTCTTGGCGATCCATTCCTGAACCACGTCCCCGACGATCTTGATCCCGGCGTCCGCCGCGCTCTGGTCGCTGAACTCGCCGAAGCTGTTGCGACCCAGCTCACTGTCATCGGGGCTCTTGGCGACGTAGATTTTCGGCTCAACCAGGAAGCCGTCGTTGATCAACTGGCGCGTCGAAACCGCGTTGACCATGCCGTCCCAGTGCTGGCCCATGCCCTTGGTGAACGGGGTGGCCGTCAGGCCGATCTTCACCGCGTTTGGATAGCGGTTCATGAACTCGATCGTGGCCTTGAACTGGCAGTGTGCCTCATCGACGATGATCAGGTCGGGGTCGCGCGGCAGGCTGCGGCGAGCGAGCGTCTGGGCCGAACAGACCTGCACGTTTTCGCGCGGCGCCCACCGTTGGTGGATGCCCTGTACGATGCCGTGGGGGATACCGTATTCATCGAAGACGGCGCTGGTCTGCTCCACGAGGGCGACGCGGTCGACGATGAACAGCACATAGCTGCCCTTCTTCGCCGCCTCTTTGATCAGGTAAGCCGAGATCAGCGTCTTCCCCGCGCCGGTCGTGGCGCACAGGATCAGCCGCTTGATGCGCTGCCGGATTTTCTCGCGCAGCCGCTCAACCACCGATCCCTGATAGGGCCGCAGAGCAATCTCCCTGGCGTCGACGAACGTCAGCATCCGCACACCTCCCGGTATGCGGCGCGCTCAGCCTCCTGTCGGGGCAGCCCGCCGTCGTACTCCATGATGGCGGCGCGCTCTTCGAAGGCGTCGTATTCAGGCCAGATCTCGCGCATCAGCTGGCCCCGGTGCTTCGCGATCCAGGCGAGCGCCGTCGCATCCAGCCGTCCCTTGCGGAGGCTGATGTTCCAGCGGTCCCGTCCGACCTCGCCGCCATGGGCTCTGATGCGCTCGACGATGCTCAAAGCTGGAACACCTGGTTCTCGATCTCAGCCTTGAGCTTGTCGATTTCCTTCTTCAGGACGTGGTTGTGGCGAAGGACGCGCGCAGCCTCCTCCTTGGCGCGGAACATCTCGCTGTTCGCGTGGTCCAGCTTCCTTTGGAGCGCCCGGATCGTGTCGTCCTTGTCGCCCTCGTGGCCCTTCAACTGGGTTTTCAGCCTGGCGGTGTTGGCTTTATGTTCCTTGACCGCTTTGCGGAGGTCGATGACTTCAGCGCGTAGGCCGACGATCTCGTCGACCTTGGCCTCGTCGGGGAGTTGGGCGATCTCGCGACGAGCCTTGGCTTCGGCGGGGTCGATGGGCTCGACAGGTTCGGCGGGGTGCGTGTCCCGTTTTTCGACGCCTTCAGAGGGCGGTGTCAGGTCCGCTTCCACCTTCGCCACCTGATCCGCGGGCGACAGGTTCTTGATGCTGTCGAGGTAGCGCCCGGTGTCGAGGCGGGTCCCCTTGATCAGCGCCAGAGCTTCGTCAGAGACCTTCTCGCCCCGCTCGGCGTCGCGCTGAACGGCCCGCTCAGATTGGCCCGTGGCGGCGGCGGTATCGGCGGTGAAGCGGGGCGCCGGTTGCTTGTCGCCAACTTGGCGAGAAGCATATTGATTGCCCTTTGGCGCATCAGCCCGCGTCTCCGGGTGCAGCGCCTCATATGCAGCCTTACGGCGGCGCGTGAACTCAGCGCGTTCGGCGGGCGTCAGGGACGGCGCGCACAGGTTTTCGTCGCACTCGGCGATGATCCGGCGATGCTGATCCAGCGCCAGCACGGTGGCCGGGATTTCCGTCCAGCCGAGCAGGCGCGCAGCTTCCAGCCGGTGCATCCCGGCGATCAGGGCATAGCCCTCGCCATCCGGCGCCACCGCGATGGGGTTGAGCAGCCCGACCTCGCGGATGCTTTCCGCCAAGGCTTCAACCTGCTTGCGATCCGCCTGACGGACGCGGTCGAAGGTCGTGATCCGGTCGATCTGGATCATGCATCAGCTCCCGCTGTCGAGCGCAAGCGCATGCTCTCGTCGTATTGGCGCTGGGCGGCGATCAGGTTGTCTCGCGCCGCGTCGCGCACAGCCTCGACCTCGTGTTGCTCGATGACGCCATCGGCCTTGGCCGCGTGGACGGCCTGAAGGGCGCGGGTCGCCGTGGCGGTGCTTTCGACTGCAGCGGTTAGGGCGCCGGTGTGGGCCTCTTCGCCCGCCGTCATGCGACCGAACGCGCCGAAGACCAGCGATTGTCCCGTCACCTTTTCCAGCTTCCACACCTGCGCCCAGGTCGGCAGGTCGTTGTTCGCCGTGCTGATCAACTGGCCGACGCGCTGACGGCTGACGCCGAGGAATGCGGCGGCCGCTTCTTGGGTGCCGACGGCGTCGACCAGCTGGCCGAAGTGCGCCTTCAGAAGAGCGGGGGAGAAGTCGTTCATTGCCAAGAGCCTTGTGCATGCAAGGTGACGGGCGACCGGCGTTGGCCGAATGTCGCCTCACAGGATTGGAGGTTGAGATGTTGGACAGGGCGAACAGCGGACCGGAGCCGTCCGCAGAAATCTTGCGGGCGATCCGCCATGCAGTTGCGGCCGGAGCCTGCAGCGTCGCGGCGCGGGAGACGCGCGACCCGAAGTGGTGGCGTCTGGCGCAGGAGCAGCGGGAGAAGGCGAGAGGGGCGCTGCATCAGGCGGCGCTGTCCGAGGACCTAAAGCCACGGGCGGCCTCGAGGGCAGTCAGTCGCTCGGCCGCGCGGTCGAGCACGCGTACCGTCACCCCCCCACCTTGATGCAATCGGCTCAGGGTGGTTCCGGAACCAAACAGGATGGTGCTAAGCCTTGCTTGGCTGAGGCCGGAAGCTTCGACAGCGCGCTCACACCGCGTAAGAAATGCGTCCAAGGTCATATTCGCATTGTGCGTATTATATTCCTCACCGTCAACGGGCATGAGGAATAAATAACGCATCATTGGAGAACGAATGCGGGACACCACCAAAACGATCTTGCAGGAGCGGGTCGCTGCGCGCCTTGCCGAGCTTCGTCGATCCCCTAGGGATGTATCGCTCAAGGCTGGTCTTGGCCCCGACGCTATCAGAACCATCCTGACGGGAAGGAGTAAATCTCCCAGGGCTGACACGCTCGCAGCCCTTGCCGATGAGCTGCAGTGCGATGTTGGGTATCTGATCGGGACGATCGACACCCCGCACGCCAGCGAGGATTTGCGTACAGCTGAAAGCGGAGTCGTTCGTGGTGTTTCGCGTATGCCTATCGCTGGTAACGTGCACACGCGATGGGTTCCGCTAAATTCTCCTGAGTTGGCGGTAGACTATCCCAGCAGCGATGTACTTAGCTTGCCCGAGTTCCTTCCAGGCTATCAAAGCCTGCGGAGGGTGATGGATAGTTCATGTGATCTTGTAGCTCCGGCGGGAAGCTTCCTCCATGTGCTCGCCCTTACTGCGGGAACCCTGGACATAAAAGATCGTGATTTGGTCATCGTGGCGCAGCAACGCGTTGACCAGCAAGACGAAGGGGAAGTTCGAAACACCTGCAAGGAAGTACGGAAGTATCCCAATGGGATGACAATTCTGCGCGCTCCAACGTCCATGCCGTCCTTGCAGGAGGAATTCGTGTTCGAGAAGCGACCGCCCGGGACAATCCCGAATTGGCAGATGATACGCGCAGGTGAGGCTGTGTGGGTCGAGGCGCTAGTTCTGCGCGCGGTCATCCACTTCTCTGGTCCCGACGTAGAGCGCGCGCAGCGCGAGTAATAAATTCCGTACTAGGCTTGACCGCGTAATTTATTCCGCATTATGTTTTCCTCATTCCCGAGGAGAACGCCATGCTGACTGCGCCCCAGACCGCCACCGCCCCCACCGATGCCGAGGGTCGGGACCATGTGACCGTCGCACGAATGGCCTTGGACGCCGCCGAGGCCGTCGCGCCCCGCACATGGGCCGAAATCCAGGCCGAGTTCGAAGAAGCCGAGGCGGCGAGCGATCGGGCATTTGAATACGAGTATGCGGCTGCGAGCGACGAGCCTGAGTACGAACGTCGGCAGGCCGCGAACAAGCAAATCTACGAGCGGTACAGGGCGGCCCGGACCGAGCTGTTCGACACCAGGGCGGCGCATTGGGCTGGCGTCGCCGCCAAGATCGGGCCGACGCTGACCCAGTTCGGGTCGGGTGATGAATCGGACGAGCCGTGGTGCCAGTCCGCCCGCGAACTGCGTCGTGTACTGCTGGAAATCGGGGACGGCGCCCCCGGCGATGCGCCAACGGGTCTGGTCCTCAAGGCGCGCCGCCATGCCGAAAGCATGGCTTATCGGGCGGCCAATGAGCCGGGCGGATATGGCGCATGGGGCTGCAACATTCGGGCCTTGGCAGACCATGCCAGCGCAATCGAAAGCATCGTCGAAGACACCCGCGCACTGTCGAGGTTCAACATGGACCACCGGCTTGTTTCGGGCGAGGCGACCAACACGGTCTGGTTCTGGCCGGAACACCTCGACTGCGAGGTCAGCAGCCTCTCGGGCGAGATGTTTGACGCCGTCAGCACGTTTGAAGAGCTCGACGCGAAGGACACGAGCGCCACCGCTCTGTCACCCAAGGATATCCTGGCGTACTCGCGGGCCGAAAACGACTTGTCGGCTGTCCCCAGCGCGGCCCTGCGCCTCATGCCGGCGAGCAAGGGCGGCGTCGCCTTCCAGCTGGTCGCGGCGATGGGACAGCTGCATGCCGTCCATCACGGGGCCTCCGACGATGCCGACGACGCGGCGAACCTGATCCGCTCCGCTGTCGCTAACGCCATCCGGGTTCTCGACCTGCCGATCACGCCTTTGGTCGCCAAGTTCTTCATGGGTGATGCTCTGGGCGACGGCGGGGCTCAGCCGGAGGGCGACCAGTGATCCGCCGCTCCTGGTCGAACCCGGCCCACCACAACACCCCGATCTGGAAGCTTCTCGTCCTCGGCGGCGCCCTCGGCGTCGGGAGCATGGGCTTCTGCGAACTCCTCCTGAGGGTCGCGGCATGACCCAGCAAGGCCCCCGCGCTCGCGCCATAGCCACCGGCGCCCTTCTCGGCGATCCGCCGCCGGGCCGTACCCCGTGGGCTGCGCCCCATGATCCGAACGAAGTCCCCCGCACGGGCCTGAGCGCTGTGACGGCCACCCAGGACTACCGCCCTGATTTCCTATCGGTGGAACAGATCAGGCCGGGAGAGCCTGACAAGGGACCGGAAGGCCCTTTGCCGGATGCTCCAGCGTTGGCGCCCAAGTCCACCGGAAACGGTGCTTTCGAGCCCGAAAAGCCCGCCGCGACTGGGCTTGAGGGTGGCGCCGACTTTCCCCCAGATATGGGGAAAAGGGACGCCCTTCGTCCGATCACGGCCATCAACTGCGCCGGGCTCACGCCGTCGACGCCGTCGTCGTCAGGCCCGATCTTCGAGTGGGTGAACCCGACCGACCTGCTGGTGAACGAGGCCTATCAGCGAGACCTGGCCGAGCGGTCGATCAAGCTCATCCGTCGCATCGTGCAGGGCTGGGACTGGACCAAGTTCAAGCCGCCCGTCTGCAGCCTCGGCGACGACGGCATGGAGGTGATCGACGGTCAGCACACGGCCATCGCCGCCGCCACGCACCCGCGCATCGACAAGATCCCCGTCATGATCGTGGAGACAGAGACGGTCCACGACCGCGCCGCCGCCTTCATCGGTCAGAACATGGACCGGCTGGGCGTCACGAAGATGCAGCTGCACAAGGCCGCCGTCGCCGCTGGCGATGAAGACGCCCTGACCATCGAACAGGTCTGCAGCAGGGCAGGGGTGACGCTTCACGCCAGCCGCCCGCACCGCTGGAAGGTCGGGGACAGCATGGCCGTCGCAGCCGTCGGCGCCCTGATCAGTCGCCGCCACGCCGCAGGCGCGCGCCGGGTTCTCGACGTGCTGGTCCAGGCCGAGGCCGCACCGGTCACGGCCAACGCTATCCGGGCGGCAGAGATGGTCCTGTTCGACGCCGACTACGCTGATGCCGACCACGACAACCTGGGCGAAACCATCCGGTCGCTCGGGTCCGCCGCCGAACGCGAGGCTGCGACCCACGCCCTTGCGCACCGCATTCCGGTCTGGAGGGCGCTCGGCATCGTCTGGTTCAGAAAGTGCCGGAAGAAGAGGAGGACCGTTTAATGGGCCGTCGCCTCACAGCTCTCATCCAGGACCTCGCCGACGGTGCGCGCGAAAATGGCTTGCATGATCTCGCCGCAGACTTGGACCGGTTTGCCAGTGCCGACAGAGTCGGCAGCGGCTACGACACCACAAGCGAGCGCCACCTTGCCGACCGGTTGATCCTCGCCTTCGTGGAGCCGTCGGCATGATCCGTCGCCTCCTCTGCCGTTTGCTCGGCCACCTGCCGCTCGCCCCCGGCGCGCTGTGGGGCTCCTGCCGCCGCTGCGGCCAGTTTCACAACACCCGCCAAGGATGGAAGCCATGACCCTTCGCGTCATCAAGGGCGGAAAGCCCGAAGCGCCTGAGCACCGCAAAGACAACATGACGCTGGAAGAGCGCGCCAGCTTCGACGTGATCGAGCGGGTCTGCGCGGTGATCCACAACGTCGATGGAGACGAAGTGCCGGGCTACCCGGCCTGGCAGCAGTTTGTCGACGCCGCCTATGAGAACTCCGAGACCAACCCCAGGATGCTGCAGCAGGTTTCGGACACTATCAGGATCGCCCGCGCGGCCATCGCAGCCCTGCGCCCCGAAGAGCCGAGCTTCGACGAAGACATTGCCCTGCTGGTCAGCAACAGCGTTGAGGCGGGCGGGGACGCGGTAATCGTTACCGCTCACGTCACCGCCTGGATCGATCAGGTGCTGAAATGACCACCGTCGCAAACGACAAGCTCGCCCTGGCGATCCAGCGGCTGGAGCGGATCCAGATTTGGTTCGACGCCCTCTCGACCAAGTCCAGGACGGAAGCTGAAGTCCGCGCCCGCCTTGAGGATGCCGAGGCTATCGCGACTGTTCTCAACCGCCTCTCTCAGGCTGAGAGACTGATCACGCGCATAGCTGAGGACGCCACCTGGGACGGCCCCTCGTCAGCTCGGCTCTATCTTTCGACCGGGAGGACGCCATGACCGCGGCCAACGACACTGTCGCCACCATCGGCCCCGCCACCGAGCGCCGCATTCAGATGGCCTTCGCTGACGCCTGCATTATCACCGCCCAGGCCGCCGCCAAGCTGCTGGGCATGGATGCTGGAACGCTGCGGGAGCTGACGGAGGAGGGCGTGATCCGTGCTGTCCGGCGTGGTGCTCGTCGCGCCTACACCGAGGGTGACATACGCTGTTATCTGACGCAGGCTGACGCCCCGGTCCGCGAGGAGAAGCCGAGGCCGACGGTTCACGTCCAGTCCAAGGTCGTGCCGTTCAGCCAGCGCAAGAAGACGGCCGGAAGCTAGGAGCCGCCATGTCCGTCTATCTGCCGAAGAACAGCCGGTATTGGGCCTACGACTTCCAGTACAAGGGCAGGCGCTACCACGGCTCGACGGGCGTTGAGACGAAGCGCAAGGCCGAGGAAGTCGAGCGACGCATTCGCACCAAGGCTGCGACCGGCGAACTGGACGACGCGTCTCAGATGACCTTGGACGAGGCTGCCGGCCGTTGGTGGACCGAGCGCGGCACGACGCTGAAGGGCGGCGCCCGTCTGGAAGCCCGGATCGAGCGCATGATGGCCGTCGTGGGGGCAGGGACGCGCATCTGCGACATCACCACCAACCACATCGCCACGGCCATTGAGCGCCGCCGCGGCCAGGGCATCGTCAAGTCTAAGGCCAAGGGGGCGAAGGAATACCTGCCGTCGAACTCGACGGTGAATCGGGACATGATCGACACCCTCCGGCCGATCCTGAACCGCGCACGGAAGGCATGGGGCGCCAGGCTTCCGGAGATCGACTGGGAGGCCCTGCGCCTCAAGGAGCCGAAACCGCGGCCCAAGGAGCTTGTCGGAGATGAGCTGGAGCGGGTCGAGGCCGAGGTTCTGCCGCATTGGCACGACCTGATCCGGTTCGCCGCCCGCTACGGCTGCCGCCTGTCGGAGCTGTTCTTCTCGCTCGACGACCTCGACGTGGCTGACATCAACAACGCCCGCGTCCGCCTTCGAGACCGGAAGGGCGGCGACGACCACGTCATTCCCCTGCTACCCGAGGATGCGGCCATGCTGTCGGCTCGCCTCGGCCGGGCGCGGGCGTCGAAGCTGGAGACGGTCTGGTATCGCGAGCGGCGCCTACCGGGGCCTGCCGGGAAAGTCATCCTTAAGGCGCTCAAGCCGTCTGGCGCCGCCATCGCGATGCGCCGGGCGATGAAGCGATCCGGGCTGAAAGACGCCAAGGGCCTGCGGGGCATCCACGACCTGCGTCACCACAGCGGCATGCAGATCTTGCGGGAGACCGGCAACCTGCGGCTGGCGCAGCGCCTTCTGGGCCATGCCGACATCAAGTCGACGATGGTCTACGCCCACGCGATCGAGGACGACGTGAAAGCCGGGCTTGCGGCGCTCTCCCGGAATAGTCCCGGAGCCACCAAGGGAGACGGCAAAAAGGGCAAGTCGAAACAATCGCCTAAGGGGTCGCGCGCGGCGGCTTCATAACCCACAGGTCGGCGGTTCGATCCCGCCTCCAACCACCACGGATGTCGGACGTCTCAACTAGCTGGACTCCGTCAGAGATAGATGGACTCTTCAGCCCGTCACCACGGCTGGACGCGCCCTGTCGGCCCATCTTCGTAATGACCGGAATGACACCCGGTGCGGGTTCGATTTGGCGGCGGCTCGATATCGTCTTTCAGGCAACAGGTCGGGCCGAGGTCCAAATATGACTCTTTGCGGACGTTCAGAACGTCGGCTCTAGGGAACGGCGGGAGCGACGGTGGGCTATTGTGCGCATCCGTGCGGCTCTGGTAGCGACAAATCTTAGTGGTGCACGCTTGGGTCCGGCTCCATTGGGGTGCCAGGGGTCGCGTATTCCGTGAACTCGATGCGTCACGTTTAACTGCTATGTCATGCTCAGCAACGCCGACGTCGACCCTTTGGGTAAAGGGACATCTTACGTTATTCCCACTCCCGCGCGTGCCTAACCTTTCTGAGTGGGCGATGGACCCTGCTGGGTGCTGGCTGATGCGGCCGCGCTCACTGTCCGCCCGCGGCCAACGGCCGAAACTTCAATGGTGCCCGCCCCTGTACGATGGGGCGGCCTCACCGATGCTCACTCGCTGGACAGCCCTGTCATTTATGCAGATGGTGCCGGCGTTACTGGAGGACAGGACATGCAGAGGAAGCGTCGCAAGCGCGTCGGTTGGGCCATGGAATCAGCGCTGATCGCCCTGTGTTTGGCGATCTTCGGCGTCCTCTTCTGGATCGCGGTGGGCTAGTCAGGCTTGGTCCCCATTCTCGTGTCGCCCCAAGTAGAAGCCTAGGATCAGCAGCATTCCGTCCTTGAACATGAACGCCACCAGCATGACCGCGTTGGCATAACGCTCGCCCACCATATCCCCTAGCCAGGCGATCATCGGCAGGAAGAGCAGGTTTCCGCCGAGGAAGCCGAGGGCGAGAATGGTCGTGGTGCGCGACAGGTTGATCACCTGCAGCCACTAGCGGGGCGTCTTGCGGCTCATGCTTCGGCTCTGCTCTTGATGCCGATGCCCGCCACGAAGGCGGCGACGCCGGCCAGCAGGCGCGGCGCGGTCTGACGCAGGCAGTCGACAAGGGCCTTGGCGCCCTTCTGCTGATCTCGCGTCCCCTCCAGATCGTCGATGCGCTTGAAGGCGGCCGACAGGCGGTCGTTCAGGGCCTCGATCTGGCGCTCGTACTCGCGGGCCTCCAGCTTGATGACGCGCTCGCGCACGTCATCGACCTTTGCGTTCATCCGGCGTCCCGCGTTGTGCCCAACCCGAAGGGCCAAGGCCATTTTCCGTGGGGTGCATCAATGCGTCACGGCGACCTATTGGAACCTTGTACCTACGCCTTCATGAAACTCGATGACATCGAGCCTGGCGTTCTGGCGCGCGTGTTGACGGCTGCGCCCGCTCGACGTCAGGCAATTTTCCCTCTGCGAGCGTCACGGGAGATTAAAGCCGATGATATCTACAAGCCCGACGACCTGTTCCCCACGTCCATCGCCGAAGTTGTCCGCTATGGCCGCACCGCGGACATCATTCGACACGCGCAGACGAAGTTTCCGAAGGCTTGCTGAGCCTTCGGAAGCCAATTAATAAAGAGCGGGCTGTGCCGGCTCCGTGGCATGCCAACGCAAAGCGGATTCGACAATGCCCTCTAACGTGTGCTGCGGACGCCAGCCCAAAACTTCGCACGCGCGGGTGTTGTCGGCCACCAGGCACGGCGCATCACCCGGCCGCCTTGGCGCTAGCACTATTTCAAATGGCTTGTTAGTGGCGCGGCGTACGGCTTTGATGAGCTCTTTCACGGTTGTACCGGTCCCCGTACCCAGGTTGAAAGCGGTCGTCTCTCCGCCACGAAGCAGATACATAAGCGCTTGAACATGGGCTTCGGCTAAATCCATGACGTGGACGTAGTCGCGCACCGCAGTGCCATCGCGCGTGTCATAATCATCGCCAAAAACCTTAAAGCCCGAACGCTGGCCCAAGGCAGTCTTCAAGGCCAAAGGAATGGCATGGGTCTCTGGTTCGTGGCGCTCGCCGATCCTTCCCTCGAAATCAGCTCCCGCTGCGTTGAAGTAGCGTAAGGACACCGACCGGAAGCCCGCGTAGGTTGAATAGTCAGCCAAAGCTTGCTCAATCATGAGCTTAGATCGGCCATAGGGATTGATCGGGACCTGAGGGTGGTCCTCGGCTATCGGCAGGCGCACTGGATTGCCGTAAGTCGCGCAGGTGGAGGAGAAAACCATGTAACCAATCCCGCCTAGTCGAGCTCTCTCGATGAGCGTTATGGCGCCGGCAACATTGTTGTCGTAAAAGCGCCCTGGCTCCCTCAGGGACTCGCCCACTTCAATTAATGCCGCGAAATGGAGAATGGCTCGGGGCTTGTGGCGGGCAATCACTTCGTCGAGGCGCGACGCATCCCGAATGTCCCCAATTTCCAACTCGCCCCACTGCACAAAGGCAGCGTGGCCGTTGGAGAGGTTGTCGTAGACTATCGGCGAGAACCCAAAACGTGCCAGAGCTAGGCAGACGTGGGATCCCACGTAACCGGCACCTCCAGTAACAAGGATATTTCCACTCATTATTATCTCTACTTTTCCGAGTTTTAAAAGTTATCGCTGTACTCTATCGTGTTCCGGCCATCGCCCTCGGCAAATCACGGCGATCCGGCCTGGAGCATGAGGATGTAGCGCGAAATCCGCGGATTGAGCGCCCCAGATCCACGTAGCGCATATATTCAAGACTGGATGGCACGGCCGAATTCAGAAGTGTCGGATACAGTGCTCCACTGCCCAACTTAACGCTATAAAAAGCCTACGCGAATGGCTAGGTTGGCCCCGCCATCTGATTTTTGTGTGACCGGGAGTTTGAATGCTCAGGCGTATCATTGGTGTAATGACGCGGCGTGTTAAAAATCGAATGGAGTCACCTGGCCGAGCTGTCGTGGAAACCGCAAAGCAGCACAGCGTTGCAAAGCGTTGGAACTCTGCCGCCGAAGCATATTGGAGAGCGCTGGACTTATTTCCCCGGCGAGCAGATCTTTGGGTGCAGTATTGGTCTGCCCCCATGGGGTGATCCGGTTTCGATGTTAGTTCATGGGCGGGCCTGACGCCATGGTTGGGTTGGGCGAGCGCGCGCCTTCAAGCGCTGGCGCGCTCGCCCACG